TAGCCTGCTGTTATGTTCTTGTCGGCTGTTGTTTGCTGTGCCGACACTGACGCCTGCGCTGCTGATATCTTTGCAGCGTTCTGCGCTGTGACCGCCTCTGTGCGTGCGGTTTCTGCGCCCTGCCTTGCAGTGTCTGCCTGTGTTGCGGACGTTTCAGCCGCTGCCTTTGCGGTTTCAGCACGGTTTGCCGCCTGTTCTGCTTTGTCGGCTGATACTCCTGCGGTGGTAGCTGATTTCTCAGCGTTTTCTGCCGCTGTAGTAGCCGTTTCTGCGGCGGTGACGGCTGTCTGCATATCTGCGTGCGCCTGTCTGCCTATGGCATCTATGCGGTCTAGTGCGTCCATAGCCACATCTGGCGATGGTACTGCATTATCTCCTATAGCCGTACCTATTCTCAGACGGAATATGCGTGATTTTTTAACTAAAATATACTCGTCGCCTGACAGCTTCTTCGCCGCTATCTGACACGATACTGTCTGTGCTGACCGCAAGATATCTGCGGTTGGCGTCCATGTGCCCTCTGAGATATCCACATCATAGACAGTGCCATCGCCATAGTCTATCGTTAACACATAGCGGTCTGCACCGTCTATCTCCATGCCCTCGACCGATACAGGACGGGCATTAGTTTCACCGACGTAACCCAAAAGGGCTGTGCTTAGGGCTACGTCGTAGTCTGAATTTAATGTTATCGTCATTTAATCACCCCTCTATTGCAATGTAATCCACATAGTACGTTCCTGTCGGGACATTTACTGTTGACCCGTTATTAGCTCCCATGCAGACGTTCAGATAGTACGACTTTCCCGAACCACTAACGTGGGTGCAGAACGTCTTGTATGGTGTTGGTATGTCTGTCTGCCGTAGTGTTGCTATTACCTGCTTAGGCGCAAAATTCAGTTCAAGCGGTATCCTCATCAGCGCATTTGCTCCCGTCATCTTGTGTTCCACAGTGCCATAGTGTATCTTGCCGGCTCGGCTCAGTATCTCATCGATTTCCTCGCCTGCGTGTTGCATCGGGTAGTCATTTTCAGTGATATCCTGTGCCAATGTCACATTTTCATCAGCCATTATCTCGCCCCCTTAAAGCTGTTCTTCTACCGACAAACCTACCGCCGAAATATCAGCACTCAGTCCGCCGTCAAAGGTAAATCCTAAATTCGTTATTGGTATATCATAGCTGTCTACGCCGTTGATGTAGGTCACCACGTCACCTATGTCGAAACGTGGGTCACCAAGTCTGTGGTACAGCTCAGTGGTGTACCACGAAAATCCGCCTATCCTGCGCCACAGAGATTGTAGCAAAGACTCTGTCATGTACGGATTTTCAAACTCTAGCACACGTCCTTGTGTTGTATCTGTCACACCAAGCGACAGCGTTACATCTTCACCGACTTTGCAGATAATGCCCACGATAACGTTTTGTCGTTCGCTAAGAGTAGGCAGGTCTATCGTATTGTTGTCCAATGTTTTCACGCTCTTGCCATACCACTTTCGGACGTACTTTCCGTACCTGTCAACATACCCAAACTCGCCCTGAGCAGAAGCCAGATAGGACAACATTTGGCGCATGGTCACGTCTTTCGGTACTGAGCTGACCTTGAAGTAAAAGTATTTTGAGTACAGCACCTTGCCGTTCTTATCTATCAACCTTCTGCCGTTCTTGTCACGCAGTAGTCGCACCTCTGTGTAGTCATTGCCGTTCTGCAATCCTAATTGTCTGCAAATGTCGTCTTCGACGGCTTTATTCCAGTTTGGCATAGGGATATGCGGTACATATGGCTTGTCCGAGAAGTACAGCCTGTCCGCCATTGTCAGCTGGACACTGCCGCCCGACTTTTTCGACTTCACACAGGTGAAACGTCCCATTGGTATCTTTTCGTCATTTGTATCAGATGAAGTTGCGTCCTTTGTATACAAACTGAAAACATACTCATTTCCAAGATACTTAGTTCCGTCGTCAACCAGTTCCGCCGTCACACTTTGAGAACAGACAGCTCCAAGCTCTATATCATCACTCAGAGAGGTTGCTTGAATGTCCGTCTGAACGTTCTGAATGCCGTCATATGCCACAGGTTCTCCGCTCTGAGCGTCCTCTATCCACATACCCCACAAGGCTTTGTAACTCTCTATCCTGCTTGTTATCTCATTGCTTGCTATGGTGTACATATGCCCTCCTAACGTTCTGCGAATGTGACAGTACAGTTCTTGTAATACTCACCACCGTCAAGTCTGACAAGCCCCTGCGGTACATAGTCGCTTGCGTTGGCAGATATAGAATAATACTTGCCGTTGTGCCAGAACTCCAGTTCTGCAAAGTCGGGTCCGTCCTCGATGAGGGATTGTATCTCGGCTGAATCTGCGACAGGAAGCATTGTCCACTTGCAAGGCAGTTTGTATTTGCAGAACTTTCTTGCACCCACAAACAGACCTGTTGTATTCACTCGTCCTGAACCTGCCGTCCATTCGTAACAGTTTACAGGGCTCCAGCTGTCAGGGTCAGGGTCTGTCACCCACACGCCGTTTATCTTTAGCAATGTTCCTGTCAAAATGCACTCACTCCCGTCTTACGTTTATACTGATTGTTGCTGTCCTGCATACACTTGAAAAGCACCTTGCTGTCAACTGTTCCGAAGAACACAGGGTCATAAGCTTTCAGCCAATCAAGTATAGCGTTCAGCACCCTTAACACCTCGTCAAGCTTGCCGTTATCAAGCATACCTTGCAGTTTGCTCAGCGGTGAAATTACCTCAGGGTCTGCTTTTGCGTTCCTGTTATCGCCCACCATTGCAAGGGTCGGTGCTGTCGCAAGTCCGCCTGTGGCAAGCTTTGGTATCTCAGGTATGCTTATTGTGTCAAGGTCAAAGCCGAAGGTTTCTCCACCTATGCCCGGTACCCAATCAGGCACATCAAAACTCAGGCTGTTAATGCCGTCGATTATCCAGTTGACCGCACTTTCAATAGCACTGGTCATTTTGTTTACAGCACCGATTATTAGGTTTATAGGTGCTTTCACAACGCTGTAAAGCGTGTCCCACACGCCTTTGAAGATCTTCTTTACACCCTGCCAAGCCTTCTTCCAGCTACCTGTGAAAATGCTCTTGACGAACATTATAATGCCGTTGAGAATGGTCTTTACGCCTCCGAAAGCGTCTGAAAAGGTCTTTTTGAACCACTTGCCTATGCCTTTGAAAACGCCCTTGACAGCGTTAAGAAGCTTTGTGAAGATCTCCTTTATCTTTGCAATACCCTCAGATACGGCATTATACAGACCTTGTATGATATATCCGCCCATTTCAGCCATGACCTTACTAGGGCTGTGAATACCAAAACAGTTCTTGAAACCCTCAATAAATGGTGTAAGAACATGGTCATAAAGCCAAGTGCCTATGTCCTTGAAAGCGTCAACGATACCTGTGAAAAGCCCCTCAACGATATTACCGCCACAGTCCTGTATCTTCTCCGTAAAGTAGTCACGGATACTGAAAACAGCGTCCTTGATAAAGCCCCACAGCACCGATACCGCACCGCCTATAGCTGAGCCTATGGTCTTGAAAAGCTTTGTGGCAATACCGCTCCAATCTATTGTAGAAATGAACGTCCACAGTTTTTCGCCTATGCCCTGCCAATTCACAGTTTGCAGGAAATTTATTGCCGTATCAAGCAGACCTTTCACGCCCTCAGAGATAGTCGTTCCTGCCTTGCCCCAATCAATCTCATCAAACCAGCCGTTCACAGAAGTGCCTATGGACGAGCCAAAGCCCGACCAATCAAAGGTGGTAACGAACGAATAAAGATAGTCGATAGTAGCTTGCCATTTTGAAGCAAGGGTCTTTCCGATAAGCGACCAATTCGTTTTCTTTATACCGCCGTTAAGAAAATTAGCCGTACCCTTGCCGAAGCCTGCCCAATCGAACTTCTTCATAAAGCGGTATCCTACGCCAAAAATTGTGTTTATACCGCCGCCGAAGCTGTCCCCAAGACCTGTCCAATCAACGCCGTTAATAAAGCTGTTCAGACCGTCTGTAAGCTTATCCACAAAGCTATTCAGCTTTTTCTGAATACCGTCCCAGTTGATGTATGCGAAAGCTCCGTTGACCTTTTCAGCCACAAGAGAGCCTACTCCTGCCCAGTCACCCGACTTAATGGCGTCTTTCATACGCTTCGCCCAATCAGGAAGCTGAACGTTGTCGCCGTTTATGGCTGAGTAATCAATGCCGCCCTCTGAACTGTCTGTATCGGACTTGCTCTGATCCGGTGCAACTCTTACAACGTCAAAGTCCGCAAGGTAAGTGTCCTGAGTTTTCTTTATCTTCTCCGCTGACTTCTGCGCCTGCTTTGTCGCCTGCAAGGACTTCTGATAGGTGGTGCCGAAAAGCTCAGAGATAAACACCGCCACAGTTTTTGTCGCCGTCGCTACGCCCGTCATAAGCGTATTGAGATACGGCATTACTGTGTTCATTATCGGTGTGAAAGCTATGGTAAGGTTTGCTTTTATTTCGTTTAAGGACTTGGCAAATTCTTCGTTGCCTGAAACAGCGTTTGCAACAGCGGAACGTATTCCTTTCAGCAAAACAAGCACGCCTGCCATTAAGAACACTCTTTTTGCCGCAGATTTGAGCGAATGTGTAAACTTACTCAGCGGTTTTGAAGTGCTGTCGATAGTTGTTTTAAGCCTGCTGAATTTGGATTTAACTGCATCAACGGCCTTTGAGCCTGCCGAACGCATTGTCCTAAAAGCTCCTCCAAGAGTTGACTTCACCGCCTTGCCTGCAATGCTGACAGCTGAGCCGATACCGCTTTTTATCCTGCCTGCAACAGTCTTTATTTTCTGCACGGCACTTTCAGCAAAGCCTGCAATAATATCGTCCATTTTTGTTGTCTGCTCTGAAACGCTTTCGGCCGACTTGTTTGCCGTTTCCGCCGCTGTCTGACTTATCTTCGCAGAACTTGATTTAGTCTTGTCCTGCATTTTCTGAACTATCTTATCCGTTAGTTCATTGACCTCAGCTTCGACCTTTGTAGTGTCATACTCAGGGTCATAATTCACCTGAACAGTTTTAGGCTTGATATTATCTGTCTGCCCTGCCGCTTCCTGCGCTTTTTTGCCCAGCTTATCATACTCAGCCATTGCCTTTTCAACAGCCTCCTGCATACTCTTCTGAGCGACCTCCGACGCACTGCCAAAGCCCTCGTCTATGGCTTTAGTGGTCTTATCCATAGCGTTCTCAACAGCTTTCTCTGCCTGCTCTACTGGCTTTGAAAAGCCGTTCTGTATGCTTGCAGATATCTTGTCAAGCTGCTCCTGCACCTTGTTTTTTATCACAAGGTCAAGAGATATAACACCAACGCTTGCTCCGTCTGCCATTACTTATCACCTGCCTTTCCGAACATTCCCTTGAACAGCCTTTCAAAGTATCTCGCAGTTTCAAGCTTGTCTTGCTCTGTGAACGTTTCCTTTGCTTTCTGACTTCTGAACGCCGTCCATTCTGAGCGTATCTGCTTTTCATACCTGTCGAAATTTTTTATGATGTCCTTGTTGTCCTCGCTCCTGATACGAACTATCTGACCCAGCGGCGTATCGTGCATAAGCCCTGCAACGAGCCTGTACCAATCGCTGTAATGCAGATTTTCCTGCTCTGAGGGCAGGATATTGTACTGCTTTGCAATGGATTGTATGATAAGCTCTCGGTCATAGTCAAGATCGTACCAGCTTTCTTCAAGCTTACTCTGCGTTTTCCTGCGGAAATCGAGCCTCTGTCTTTTCTGCGTCCTCGCCTGTTACCGCTGAGATAACAAGAGTGAAAAGCTGCTGATATGCCGCCCAAGGCATATTCATTGCCTCTATCTCCTTGTAGTCCTTTGGTGCGAATGCAAGCTTGAAAACCTCGTCTATCATATCAAGGTCTTTCTTTTCAGCGTTCTTGTCGCAGATGTCAAGTATCTTCTTGACAGTTTTCTGCCTGTCATCCACAGGGTAGACCTTGTCGCCTACTCTTATCTCAGGTGTACCTGTAAGAAGCTTGCTGTCGAGTGTATACATCTTTGCCATAGTTATTATCCTTTCTGATTTTAGGTATAAGAAAAGCACTCCGCTATAAACGAAGTGCTTGACATTGTTATTTTGCTGTGATATAATGAACATAAAGAGAGGTACTGCGATAAGCGGTTTACCTCCAGTTGGTCAATTTAAATTATAACCGTCCTTTGGCAGAAGGGCGGTTATTTCTTTTTATTGCAGACATTGAGCACAAGCCCAATTATGTTTGTTATAAGTAGAAGTAAAGTTAAGACTTCCATAACGCTCATGTGTCGCTCACCTCCTTAGCCATGAGGCTTTTGGAGGATTATTTAAACCGCCTACCGTTATTTGCAGTACCCAAAGTCATTATATCACAGATAGTTTTTCTTGTCAAATATTGTTGTTTACGCTGTCGCCTCTGTAAACTCAGGCTTGCCGTCGGAAGCAAAGTCGAACGCAAGCGGCGCAACTGCTGTCGAATCTCCGCCGCCCCATTCTGTTACGCTGACAACGCCCTTGATAACAAGCTTGGCTCCGCTTGGAAAGTTCCACACAAGGGTTGTGGTCGCCGCAGCACATGTTTTGAGTGCAAGGCTCTCGATGTAGTCATTGCCTGCGTCACCGACGTTTCTCTTGCCTGAGATACTGATAGTGATAGACTTACCAGTGAGCAGACGTCTTGTCCACCCCTGCTGATCAAAAGGCTTCCACTCCTCGATATTGCCGTCAATGGATACTGAAAAGCTCTCCATATCGGCAATAGTCACAAGATTGCTCTCTGTCGAGCCGTCGCCGCCTGTCTTGTCTATCTTGAACTGGTTTTCATATACGGGATAAACTCCTGTTGTGTTTGCCATACTCATTCATTCCTTTCGTAATATACTGTTGCCTCGATAACATATTCACACACGCCTCGCTCGTCCCTGCCAACAGAAACAGGCTCTTTGCATTCGAGATACTTTACCGTAAATCCATCACCCTTATACTGACGTATATCGGATAGGATATCAAGAATGCTTTGAGCCTTTATCTCTGCCTGCGTGGGAGTATCAGTCCAATGAATAAGCACCGAGATATGTTTTTCAAGTGTTTTTGTGCAGGCTTTTCCGCCTATGCAGATACGCTGTGGCTTTGAAGTCTTTGCGTTGTACACGCCTATGCACTTATCAAGGTTGCCGTCAATAGTGCCTGCATACACGTCCTGCAATTCAAGGATATCGCTCAGCATATCCGCTATGTTAAGTAAAGTCATACGCCTGTCCTCTTTTTGAACTCTGCCACAAACTCATTCTTGGCAAGGTCCTTTTTACTGCCTGTGATATATGGCTCAAGCCAAGCCGCACCTGCGTTAGGGTTATTGCCTTTCTGAAAATGATACTCTGGGTGATAATACAAACGTCTTGCCTGCGGAGAGCCTGTCACAAGACTTGCACCGCTTTCGTCAGCGTGGACAAAGGTCTGATTATTCTGCATATCGCCTGTATCGAACGGCATTGTCTGAGCACTCACAAGGTCTGTCCTCACCTGCTCCATAGCCACCTCAGCAGACTTCACAGCAGCGTCTTCGATAGCTTTTATTGCCTGCATATCAAGCTTTATTTCAATGCCCACTATATCAACTCCAATCTTGTGTAATTCACCCTGCCGTCAGGGTCTTTGGCTTTCTCAGAGCCATATATCTTGTACGTCCTGCCGCCTATGACCGCATAGCCCTCTATAACAGCGTTATCAGGGGCAATATCTCCGCAGAAAAGAGCCTCGCCTGACAAGGTTATAAGCTGTTTCTCTGCGGATAATTTCTGCCTTGACTTCTCAGAGTGAAAGCATTTGCCCTCAAATATGACCGCCTGCTTCTTTGAGCCGTCACGATTAAGTCCGTCCGTTCGATAGACCTTGCAGGGCGTTTTGCATACCCTTTCAGGTACAAGCTGAGGAAACTTCATCACATCAGCCCCCTGTAACATAGTCCTGTCTGCATAAGCACATTGTAGACCTGACGTGTTGTGATAACGCCGTCAAGAGATACCACCTTTGACTTATCGAATGACATTGAAACTCCGCTTATGCTGTAAGCGCTCAGAGGGCTTTCTAACAGCTCCGAATTGTCATAAATGAATTTCATCTGCAAGGCTGTGGAACGTTTTATACGCTCTCTCTGAAAGTCTGTAAAGCTGTCAATGCCCTCTGCTGTTATGCGGTTGAAAGTCAGCGTGTCGATATCGCTTTCAGCTCTTTGCCGAATAGCCGAGAACTGTTCTTCGGAGATATCACACTCAGGACAGATATTGCAAAACTCAGTAGAGGTGAGGTACATATCCCTCACCCCTTACTCGCTGTACTCTGCTGTGTCAACGTCAGCGTAAATGCTGTCTATCTTTCCGTCCTTGCCGTTCGGGAAAGTGAAAACATCTGAGAACGCTCTGTTCTGATAGAGCCAGCCGTCACCCTTTGTGTGTCCGCCCGGAGCAAAGCTGTAAATGCTGTTGATCTTAGGCACTATCTTTGTAGTCTCAGGTGTTGCGATAAGCACGTTTATCTTGTGTGAGCCTGCGACCTTTTCATAGTAGGTATCAAGTGCAGACTTGCTCGGTGTGCCTGATACCTTAGTGTAAGAACCGCTTGATTCGGTGTAATACTCCTTACCGCTCACGATATCGGTATCAGCGGTCTTTACATAGCTTGCAGCGCAAGGCTCAAAGCCGCCGTCCTCAGGGTCAAAGTTGAAGCGGTCATAGAAACGCTCATCATCAATGACCTCCATGATAGGCACACCGTCAATGTCGGTCACTCTTGTTCTAAGACCAAGTCCTCCCTCTGCGATCTGCGTCATTTCTATCTTTCGTGTGAACTTGTCAGACTGCTCCAGCAGGTCCATAATTGTGGAAGTCACATACATAATGAGCGAGCCGTTAGACTTGTATCTTCTCAGCTTGCCTGATGAAAGAAAGCCTTTGAGCTTGTCGAACACGTTACCCTTTGTGTATGATGAAGCGGCTGTTGATGAGTGATAGCCCTCAAGTCCTGCCGCTCTCTGAGCTGTCTTTGAGAAGAACAGAGCGTCAGTTTCGGGAGCGGACTGTGTTTTCTCAAATACCTCTGAGATATTCTTGATAGACGCTGATGAGTTCGTTTCGTCAACATCAGCCTTATCCACAAGAAACTCAACATCACGGTCGTGTGTGAGAGTGAAAGGCACGTCCGTCTGAACATACTTACCGGTGTTCCAGCCGCCGTTTCTGTTGTGGCTCTTGTAGCCTGATGTTGACATCTGTGTGAAGTGGAAAGTCTTTGCGTCAAGCCACCTAACGTTCTGTGTGATGAACGGGCTTGACAGTGTTTCCTGGATCCTTATCTCCAAGAGTTCGGGGTTCCATACTTCTGCGTAATTAAGATTTGGCATGATTCATTCCTCCTGTTTTTACTTGAATTTGTTCCAGCGTTTCTGCGCTGTTGGTTTGCTCTGTGGCTTCTTTTCATCAGTATCCGAAGATCCTGCACCGACCTTGAAACCGCCCTGCTTTTTGCCGTCGGACTTTTTATCGCCCTCGCCTTTCATATCCGGATACTTCTTCACAACCGCAGAAAGGGCGGCGTTGATATCCTGCTGACTGCCGTTTCTCACATAGCTTTCAGCCACCGCAACGGCGTCCTCGATACAGTCGGGCTTGATACCAAGCTGCATAGCGGCTATCTGAGTTTTGAGTCTGAGTATTTCCTGATCTTTTTCGTCAGGTGCGTTCTCGGCATTGTCCTGCTTGTCGGACTTATCCTCGCTTGGCTGTTCCTGCTTATCTTCCGCAGGCTTATCAGCACCCTCACCGTTCTCGTCAGCCTGACTATCGTCCGACGCAGGCTGCTCCTTGTCGGCAGAGTTCTCATCTGCCTTGTCCGCAGGCTTTTCCTCAGCCTTTGGCTCGTCCTTTTTCTCCTCGTGAGTATCGGGAGTTTTCTTCTCCTCCTCATCAGGGAGTTTCTTTTTCTCGTCCATTTTCTGACCTCGCTTTCTTAATTTTGTGTATGAAAAAAGCACCCGTTAAGGTGCTTAGTTCCGATGTTTGAGTATAAAAATACCGCCTCGCCGTAGCGGAGCGGTTAGATTTATAACTGACCGATATAATCCAAAATACTTTCGCACATCAAGCCTTCTTCATTTGGATTATAATTTTCATCCAAACAGTTCAAAGTCAAGTAATCACCAACTTTATCTTCTATGACATCAAGTTCATCATTTGGGTCAATACCAATAGAAACAAGAAACTCTTTTTGTTTTTCTGACATTATAATCACTTCCTTTTGTACTTGTTGATTTTGTTCTTGCCTGTTTTCCATATAGTTGCGATAGTTCCAGTTTGGGGATTTACATTAACAGTTGCTTTCTCACCAATAAATCGTTGGCTTGGTCTGCCCAAACTATCAATTTTAATTTCATCAATATACAGCGGATTTATAAGTGCATCTTTTATATCATTTACAGAAACCTTTCTTTCGGAAGCTCGCTCTTCCATATGTTTTGAAAATTTCGTTACACCAATTCCGTTAGATGTTGTTAATTCAATTTTATCATCTTTTTCCTTTTCTGTCAAGCCGCCATACACTTTCTCCCTAGAATAATCCCTCCGCAGAACTTCGCTGTTAGCGTTTATAAAGGCTTTCAATTCCTGTTGTGCCTGCCTTACTTTCCTGCGGTATTCTTTCGCTGTGTCGGGGTCAAGCGTTCCCTCGGCAAAGCGTTTGAGCTTTCGTATCTTCCGCTCCATTGCACGCTGTTTCTGTTCAAGCTGTCGCTGTTTGGCTATCTTCTCCGCCGGTATCGGCTCAGGTATCTGCGTTCTGCCGTGTATGTATTGCGTCATTGTGTGGCGGCAGTTGGGGTGGAAAAGCCCGTTCTTTACGGCGTATGACAGCAGCCAAAACCACTCACCGCAGTAATTTGACTTGCCTTGAAACTCGTCCTTTTCCCCCTCCCATACTGTGAATACATCATCAATGTATACTTGACCTTGCCAAGGCTCACAGGTCTTTGAACAGCCGCCATACTGCGACACAAGCACCGTATCATACCCAAGCTCTGCAAAGCGTTTCGCCGCACCCTGCAACGCTGCTCTTGTGGAAGTTGTCCTAAGAGCCATTCGCACATAGTCGGCAATGTTCACTCGCTTGCCGTCAGCGTATACGATACAGTTTATGCCCTTGTCGAGGAAGTCCCTTGTGGCAAGGTCGATAGCCTCGTTAAGCGTCATAGAGCCTGTTCCCATTGCAAGCTGTACCCTATTCAAAGTCTGCCTGTAAATATCGTCTGTCATTCGCAGAGCGGCTGTTTCAGCGGTCTTTTCAAGGGTGGTGACGTCGTCCATAAGCTTTGCCATTTTCTTTTCGTTCACGCCAAAGAAATGCTTGTCTGAGATAGGTGTTATAGGCTCGTCGGAAAGCTCCTGGGCGCTCCTTTGTGCCTGCTGCTGACCCTCTTGAAACTGCTCCGTCATAAGCTGTCTTGTCTGATCGTCGATAACGTCAACGTATTCGTTCATAATGTCGAGGTTTTCACGGCGGAAGTTCTCCATATTTTTCAGTTTCTCAGCCTGCCAAGCAGACCATTCAAAGCCGTAACGCTGCTCCTCCGCCTTGTGCCTTTTGAGATTGCGTTTCAGTGAAGATATGAGCCTTAGCTCTATCTCCTCAAATATTTTGGCTATGTCCTTAAAATTAAGCGTACTCATCACCTACCGCAGTAGGCTCACCCTCTGTAAGCCCCTTTTCCTGCATTATCCGCTTGACCTCTGCGGCTTTCCAATCGTCCTCTTTAGAACTGCCCCACAGCTCCTCCACCTGCGTTTCAACTGACATAATACCATATGTGCTTGCCTTGCCCACAGTTTCAACTCTGCTGTCAAAGTCAGGTGCACCATACTCGCCGAAGTCAACTGTCACCTCATAAGTCTCAGGGGCTTTGCCCTGCATATTGTCATAGGTCATAAGCACAGCAGAAACAAGCTGCGGCAGAGCCTTTTCAAGAGCCGTTGTGATAGTGTTTCGGGTGTTGCCTGTGACGTCTTTCTTCTCCCGTTGAGCGTCCGCACTTGACATTTTGCCAACATCTATGCCCAGCGTGGCAGGAGATACAAGCCCTTGCAGACACATAAGCAGGCAATTTGTATAGCTTGCCACAAACGCCTCATACTTGATATCAGGCTGAACTACTTCTATCTTAGGCGCTGCACCCTCTGCCGAAAGCGGTGGGTCAATGCTTATGTAACTGTTGCCGAACTGGTTAGGCGCTTTAAGCTTACCGCTTGCAGGATCTCTAGGTATCATGCTTTCGGGGATATACTGCTTTACCCTTCCTGCTCTGATAGCGTCCCACCATTGTGAGATCACCTCGTCCAAAGCGTCAAAGCAATCAGACTTACCACCGTCAAAAATGCTCTTGCCTCTGTTTGGATACTTTCGTGATGAAAAGAATTTCAGCGGCACAGCCATTATATACTCGCCCTCAAACTCAGTTCGAGGCGGTATCTGTGCAAGACAAGGCACGTTGTCCAAGCCGACCTCGTGACCGTTATCGTCATACAGACGGCTTTCTATGTACCCCTTGCCGTAATGCTCTTCAAGGTGAAATCTCTTTGAGCCTGCATAATGCACAGAATGAAAAACGACCTCGTTCAGCAGACCTCGTACAAAGTTATACTCCACTTTGTCAGCACCGATAAACTCGACTATCGGCGTATCAGAAAGCTCAGTATCCACCGATATTTTGAAAGCTCCGTCGCCGTCAACAAGTGCGGTAACTATCGCCTTGCCTGTCAGCTCTGTGAAGTCTATATGCTCGCAGATATTCTCAAAGTCAGCCTTTGCTTTGTCCCCTGTGACCTTGATATCGTCCATATCAGAATAGACAATGTATGACAGCGTATCGGCGATTATTGCAGGCAGACCGCTATGTATCTTGCGTATCTTTTCTTTCTCAGGGACGCTGCTCCAGAATGAATTTGTGCCTAAGTTAAGCTGACGAAAGAACTGTGAAAGCTCTGCGGCGTCACCACGATACCAAAGCTGCGACCTTATCACATCTGTCATAAAACCTGTTTTCTCTGTGATAATTATACTGTATTCGGGTGCAGGCTGGATATCAAGCCAGTTTCTTATCATATTTTTCACCTTGCTTCCTATGCTGAATTTAGTCAATCTTCACACTTCCTATCTTGTCACGATACGGCAGCCAGGCATACTGACAGGAATTGATAAGGTGGTCGTTGCCGTCCTCCGGCTCAGCCTTATCCTCTTTCCAACTGTATATGTTAAGCTCGCCTGCGTACTCCTTGCAATGCTCAAGGATATAAAAATCACCTGCCGCCAGCCAAGCTGACTGCAAGTGTATTCGGTCGATTATTTTCGTTTTCTTGAATGCCGGGATAAAATTATATATACTGCCTGTGAGCCGTCCGAACTTCTGACATTCAAGTATGGTCGCCTGATCTGCGCTGTCGATATACACATCTCGTGCAAAGCCCCACGCCCTGCGGTTTTTCTCCAAGAACGCCGTGAATATTTTCGGTATGTCGGAGGGCGTGAGCGGCACTTGTCTGTCACGATTGTTATACACTTCCTCGTCAAGAGTGACGCATTTTCTGTCAGCCGTTATGCCCACAAAGGTGAACGCTATGGTATCAGGTGAGGATTGCGAGTAAGCGGTGTCAAGCCCGGCTGAGAAGTACACATAATTGAAAGCTTTCGCCTGCTCTGCTGTCAAGATATTTCGCTTTTGCAGGTCAAACACAAGCCCTGTTGCACGTCCTCTCAGACCGAGTATCTTGTTCTTATACAGCTTTGTGCCTTTCGGAGCGGCAGCCATTTTTCGCTTGATATCCTCATCAGTAAGGGAAAGATTATCACGAAAAGTAAAGAACCAGTACCGCCAATTGGGTACAGGTTCTTCTGTAAGCTCTTTCATTATCTCCGCAGGCACGTCACAGGCGTATTTCTGATACGGACGTGAGCGGTTGACAAATTCTTTATACACAGGAAGAGAGGGGTCGTCAGGGTTGAGGGTCGCCATAAGGTAATCGTTACGGGTTGACATCTCACGGACAAACTCGATATCAGCGGTATTTATCTCGTCGATATACACGCAGCCAAACTGAGCGCCCAGCACCATTTCCCACTTATCCTTGTTGTCATATCCCAGAACATAGATTATCTTGCCCTCAAACTTGATATGCGGCAGTTTGTAGTCCTTATCGCCGTTGCCGAAGTACCGAGCATTGGTGTGCAGGTCAAGAATGCCGTTATCCTGCTGAATGATAGTTTCCTCAGCCTTTCCCGTAGTCTTAGCGGCAATGACGTGAAGCTTTTTCCTGCTTGCCGACACCATACGCATGAACTTTATTCCTGCGCCCACAGTTGTTTTGCCGCTTGCGGTAGTTCCCTCAAGAAAATCCGCAGACACACCCCGAACGCTGTTGATGAAGTCCATATACTTCTGCGACAGGGGAAACTTACTCGTCAAGCCCCTCACCGCCTATCTGAGCGAAAACGTCTGAAAGCTTTTCAGAGGTCTTGACCTCCGCCTGTATCTTAGCCACATACTCGCCTGTCATTTTGTTAAGCGTATCGACGGCTCTGATACGGTCAGCAGGGTCATTCTTGCCGTCCTTAGCGATATCAGACAAGAGTGCCTGCCTCTCCTTTGCAGTCATTATACGCTCGTTCTGAGCTTTCTCGGACAGCACACGGATATACTCCGCAACACTAGGATTATCTAGGATTTTGCAGGCGTCAGCTTTCGCATACTTCTCGCTGTATCCTGCCTTTATAGCACTCTGAACGGTGTTGCCGCTCTGAGCATAGTATTCTGCAAATTTCTTTTGACGTGCTGTCATGAGAGGCACCGTCCTTTCTGAAGAAAAACAAAACTGACCCCGTTTTAAAAACGAAATCAGTTTATTGCTTAAAATTTATTTTTTCTACTTTAGATAGTCTTTTTTTGTACTGTTTGTACAACTTGAATTAGTTTAATAAATGAGGCCTTATTATTTAAGTATTGTTTTTAAATTATTCGCTATTTTTGTACCTTTATCAACAAATAGATCATAATCTTTTACCCTTACATCGTCTCTTAAAACAACTTCTGGATTTCTTAAATAAAAGTCACTTTTTAATGCTTCATAATTATCAATTATATCACGGAGTTCAGCTGTGATTATTGACAAATGAAAATTTTTGCTTCTAAAAATATCTGAATATTTTCTAGTAAACTTTCGTGAAATATCATTGTCTTTGGGAACCATATTTCCAGCAAAATAGTCACCATTTTGCTCACACCATGTGTCATTCTCTATTATTAACTCTACATCTTCAAGCAAAACATGATATACTATGTCAAGCAGCGATGTAGTTTCAGCATCATCAATATCATATTTTAAATCACGAATTAAGTTAATTAACTTCGAAAAATCACTTGGCGTTTGGTTTCCTTGTTCGCATTTTTCCTTTAAAAGCAAAAGGTATTCTTTTAGTTTTATATGCATAAATACAATCTCCAATCAATAGTATTTTCTATATTATATCACTAATCAGATCGAAAATCAACGAAATGCACCGAATTTCTATTTACTGCATAAAACACAATTGTATTTTTTATGCATTATATCAAAAATTCGACATTTATGAACTTTTTGCGACACAACGCAAAAGCGACCGCAAAATGCAGCCGCCCTTGTGAATATATTTAAAGAGTATCTAAAATGGTGGAGCAGATGTTGAGCTGGCACGCTCTCGACCTGCAAATCGAAAGCCGCAGTATGGGGAATACGGCTTTCAGACCCTGCCCGAACGCTATATAAGCGTTGGCAATGTAAAATTCAAGGAGTGCCTTTGTTTTCTGTCGGAAGCACGCCGACTTGGTGCAGACCGCAAGCTCATGCACTCACGCTCTGCATAAGCCCCTTACGGGGCTTAGAAAATTGGAGGTGACTTCAATGAAAGTACAAGTCTGAGGTACATCTACACTTTCCTCAGTTTAAATTATAACATAAGTAAAACGAACAGAGCGAACAAGTTTAAGCATTTTGCAAAAATCTTTTGACCGCCATTCTACAGCCGTCCGCTGTACCTCCGACCCTGTGTCCTATCTGTATCCAAGTCAATCCTTTTACAAACCTGAGTACAAATATCTTTCTCATCTGTCTATCCTCTATTCCCTTGATAAATTCCTCCACAGCCATCTGCTCACGCTCTAGCCGTGCCTGCTCGCACAGCAATGAAAGTGTATCACCGCTTGGCAAGAAGCCATCTATGCGTGTGCTGTGTGGCGTGTAGGACGGCGGAGTGCATACGCTGATACTGTCAGCAACGTACTTGCCCGAAAGCTCTGCCTTGATGTCCTCAATGGCTGAGGCGTTCCTGCGGTAGGCTTTCAGGCGTGACATGGTCATAGGGTCTTTTCTTTCCATAGGCTATCCCTCCTCGATATCCAACAAACTAAGCTGGTTATTTTTCATATCAAATACTCTGTCACGCCATTCAACACCGATATAGTCAAGAACTCTTCCCCAGCCGTACTTTGTGCCGTCAGCATCTTCACAACACTTGTTCATCCAGAAATCCCACTCTTTTTCATTTCTTTCACGAAGCCTGTCAAATCGGTGAGGACGCTGTTCCATATGTATGCCGAAACCGCACATTGAACAGCCTGTACGCTGAGCTTTTGTTGTGCAAAGCTTTCCGTCAAAGTCACGTTTTATCTCGCCATAGATTGTAGGCACAGGCACGTTCAGGTCAAGCGCAAGTTGTAACAGGTCTTGTCTTGTGAATATGGCAAATGGCGCTGAACGTATCGTGCTTTTGCCAAAGTAATTGCAGCCGTTAAGCATTAGCGATTTTTCACGTCTGCCACCCTCGCTTGCCATAAGTCCTAAGAACGGCACGCTCTTGTGTTGCTTTGCCCAATCATCACACGGCTTTTCTTTCATCCAGAAACAGCATTGTGATGATACCTTAAACGGCGGTATCTTGTAGTCAACACCCTCGTTTTCATTTTCGTAACCGCCAAACAGTTCAAGCCAGCGCTGAGAAAGCTGCATTCTTGTATGCTTGCGAAAACCGCCATACTCTCCCGTTTCACCCGTTATGATAGCGTGACGAACTGTCTTGTTCTTGTCCGTAGGGTGTGCAAGCAGTTCTATTTTTGCGGCTGTTTCTTTTGATAGTACAGGAAAACCATATTCCCGTATGATATCTATTTTTGACTTGTATGGGCTTAACTTTATCACTCCAAGTTGCTCGTGTATCCGCTGAATAGATTTGTCTTCAAGACTAGATACCGATACACCTGGAACATAACTGAAACCACAGTAATCATGTATAAATTTCAAAAGCGTTATGCTGTCAAGTCCGCCTACCGATATGTGCGTATTCAGATTTCTTTTGTCACATTCACGAATGAACTCCCTTACTCTGACCTCAGCATATTTGACCTTGAACTCATACGGCATTTTCTGCTTAGTTTGGAAAGCTGCTATCTTCTGTTCATTGTCTTTGGTACGCTCCTCATAGCTTTTCACTTTTATCCCTCCTCAAATCTCGGACATTCCGTTACTGTATACGAGTGTATCATACCGCCCTTTTGAGCCTCGTACATTCTGTGCTGACATGTCCTCCAACCCCCGACAGGTCTGCGGTCTATGGACCATGCACAGCCTGTGAGGTATTCTCCTGTTATCTTATCCTTTGTCGGTACTGCGTGGCGGCAGCGCCAACAGAGGGTGTGGTCAGTGTGTTTCATTCTCACACCTCAACTCTTCCAGCCTACAATACACCAACGTATTGCCACAAGTCTTGTCAGCGATCTCTGCCTGATAGAAGAACTGACCTGTCTTACTGCTCTTGCGGATAATGCACCCTGTCAGCTCGTAGCAGTCGGAGCCGTTGTAGCTCACCCTGCGTCCAAGACTTTTCTTTACCTCGTGTATCGTCATAGCTCCTCTATCCTCACATAAATGCCGGGTATGTCCGCCCAAAACTTCTCGCATATCTCACTCGCCACAAGCTGGTCGTCTGTCCAGAAGTCAAGCTTTGTCATACAGTCCTTGAACATCTTCTGCAGGTTGTCTGTGTCAGGCTTGCTGGTCTTGTACTCTCCGTTCTTGTGTTTGCCGTCGTTAGGAAACAGCCACTTTGTTATCAGCCGTACGCCCTCACGGTATGGAGTGTTAAGGCTATACTTAGAAAGATTTGCTATTAGCTTTTCTTTTGCCGCCTTGACATCGGGTGGGTCATAAAATATCGGCTTGCCGTTTCTTACTGCCACCTTGTGCTCCTGCGCCGTAGCCGTTGGCGGTATCATTGCCATAAAAAATTCAGTCATTGTTATCTGCTCCTCTCGTGCGGTCAGGTATTACTGCTAGTAATATTCTTGTCCGCCGCTTCTAGCGGACAAGATATATATTACGTAGTAATATATGTTTGTCTGTCCGTCCGACAAACTCGGTAATTTTCGATATTGTCCGACAAGAAAAAAGTTCGATTTTGTCCTGACACTTTTTCGATTTTTTCCTGTCTGTCTAAAGTTCAAAAATTCGATTTTGTCTTGTCTGTCTACTGAGCTTTTAAGCCACATTCTCCCTCTTCTATCCAAAAGCCACCATGCTCTTTGAGGTATCTTCCAACGGTCTTTTCGCTCTTTCCTATGTACTCCGCCAGCTCAGAAATGCGGCACTTGCCGTTCTCCTGCACACCGCTGAAAGCTGTTTCAATGCTCTCCTTGCGCTCCTTGCTGCGGTCTTCATTGGTCTTTTTCTTGCTGAGATTCTTCTTCCAAATAGGTGCACTGTCCTCTACCTCGCAGTCTTTAAGCACGCCCACGGTATCCTCTCTGTGAACAGGATAATCAAACCACATATCGAGGGGAGCAAACTTCGGGAACTCTCTCAGAGTACCCTCTATACGCCATGCCGTGCGGTTTCTTACTGCAAGCTTAGCCTTGTCTATGTCTGTCATCATAAGCTTGTATGAGTTCGGGTGCAGGTATTTGTGGGTTATCTCAAGCATTTTTGACGGCGTAACAAGATCGTCCTGTGAACAAAGATCATCAGTATTTCTGTAAAATCTCCTCATCCAGTTCTCACAGATACGGCAAACAGTTTCGTCCTCCTGCTGCTTGTAAAGGCTGTCTGAGATGTCAAGCTCTGAAAGGTCAAGAAGTGCGTCAGGGTCACGGGCGAATACTCCTGAACCGCTGGCTCTGTCCATTGAACGCTTACCGCCCTGCGCTCCCTTTGAGTGGTGGTGGCAGTATATGACCGCACAGCCAAGCTCTGTGCATACCTTGTCAAACTGGTTGCAGAAGTGCGCCATTTGGTCTGCTGAGTTCTCGTCGCCTGTTATGACCTTGTAGATAGGGTCTATTATCACGGCAATGTAATTTTTCTTGCTTGCTCGGCGTATAAGCTTTGGTGCAAGCTTGTCCATTGGTACGCTGTGACCTCGCAAGTTCCATATGTCTATGCTGTTGAGGTTTTCAGGCTCTAGGTGCATTGCGGTGTACACGTCCTTGAAACGGTGCAGACAAGATGCTCTGTCCAGCTCCAGGTTGACGTATAGTATCTTTCCTTTGGTGCATTGCCAGCCAAACCACTTTACCCCCTCAGCTATCGCCACGCACATTTCGATAAGTGCATAAGACTTGCCTGCCTTTGACGGGCCTGCAACGAGCATTTTGTGACCCTGTCTGAGAACACCGTCAATAAGTGGCGGAGCAAGCTCAGGCAGGTTATCCCACTCAGCACTCAGGCTCTCAGGGTCGGGGAGATCATCATTGATACTTTCTATGTAATCTTTCCATTCTGAAAAGCTTTCTTTGCCTATGTTCTTGTCAATGATGAACTGTTTCTTGCCGTTTCTCATTACACCCGGCATACGGCTAAGACGTGAGGGATTGCGGTTTTGTTTATCTATGTCAAGGCCACTTTCCTTGCAGACCTTGTAAAGAAAATCAACACGCCTGCGGTATTCCTCATAGTTGGGAGCGTCTATCTTCACAATAGCGTGTACGCTCTTGCCGCCGCTGTATACGAGCACAGCGATAGGAAGTTCAAGCTCTCTCATCACAGCGTTCTGCTGTTCTATTGGCATACTGTCACTTTCAACAAGAGCATAGCGGTAGTCTGTTACATTCTCGTTCTTTACGCCCTTGCCGTCAAGAGGATTGAAGCGGATCCACGCTCCGGCTTCTTCCTTGTAGTCGCCAAACACCGCACCAATGTCGCCGTTACATTCGCCAAGCCTCTTGATAAGCTCACCTGCCGTCCTGTCACAACACCCTTTTGTGGGCAGATACTTGGTCTTGCCGTCCTTTTCTGTTTCCCACGTTTGCGTAACA